TTAGTTCCGGTCCATAGCTGCATTTTAACAGATTGCAAATCAGGCAAGATTTTATGATACAAATCAATAATCTCATCATGAGGGCAGGGAGGTATCTTTGATGCCGTAATGCTTTGTTCTTCTGTTCTTTCCTTCTTACCTTCTTTAGTAGTTGTTATTTGATTGTTATTTGTTTGCTGTTTGTTTGTTGTTTTGATTGTTGCTTGGCTTGTTACTTCGTCACTTTTTGATTGGTAAATCTCATAGTTTGTGATGCCTACAAGCGTGTTTCTGTTTGTTGTTTTGATTGTTATGTCGTTAGTTAATTTTAGCTTAGACAATGACGTTCTAATTTTCTGTGAAGAGAGGCCAATTTGCTGAGATAACTTATCTACACTGGTTATTATCTGACCTCTTTTAATGTCAATGCCGCGCCAGTTTTTTGGCTCATAGTTAACAGTTAAAAGTAAGTGGGTAAACAGTCGCATAGTATTTGCGTCGGTGTACCATTCCCAATCCAAAAGTGATCTGTGTAATTTTATCCAACCGGACATATAAGTGACTTCCTAAAGTTAGCCCTCCCTTGGTCGAATTGCCAAGAAAAGCAAGAACCGAGGAGGTTTAGATTAAGGCAACAAGGGAGAGCTAACTTTAGAAATCCATATTGCTTTTCATTTTGCTCATAAGAGCCGCCAGTTTTCGACACTGGTACTACACAGATACTTTTTTAACGTCTGCCTCTGCTAGGGCGACGGGTAACACAGGGTAGTGTAGAACCGTAATTATACTACAGTTTTACAATGTTGCAAACCTTATACCTCGCAATTATGCCAGTTACCTTCAGTGTATTTTTGAATAACAATGTCATTACCTAAAAACTCCATATTTTTTTTACTTAAAACTGCATCACTGTAAGTTTTATTTTCTATAATTAAATGATTTCTTTCATCATGACTATTAAAGTTTATCGCGACTCTGTACTGCTTGAAGTTTTCATCATTATCACTGTTAATTATCATGACACTAGAATCATTATACATATCTTCTGGCAGCTCAATCAAAGAATAAAACACAAAAGTCGCTTGGATTCTTACCCAGTCGTCGCTTTCGTAAAAGTACCACTCGCTTTGATAATACATCCCAAATTCAATTTCACCATTATAGATAATCAAGCATGTGTCTATTTCTGACTGCGGATTACCTGATTTTTCAATGTTTACCCAATTCATATGTTACCTTTAATTATTTGTTTATATTATGTCTATGACACTTATGCCCTAGACATAGATTATTTTTCAGTATTAGTCCATTTATTATTTATAAATTCTTGTATTACTGCATAGTTAGAAAAGTCTGTCATAAATCTTTGCTCGTGCAAAAATAAAGTATAATCGCCTATAGCCTCAGTGATTAATATCGCTTCATCCATGCTTTTACACTCTTTTACAAACTCGCTTTCAACCCCCAATCTTGGAAAAAAAATAACTCTGTAGTTGTTCATATATCACCCTTATTATTTTCAAACCAAAATTCTAGTTTTACTTTGTCAATAACTCCCATAATATCAGTGTCTAAAAGACCACAGCCTATGTTAACTCTACTCTTTTCTATAGCTTCTACAAGGTCATCGTAAAGCTTTGCTTTCATATCGTGCATTTGTTCAAAATTAGCCATGTATCACCTATTCATCTAAATAATTGTTTAATTCTTCATTTGTCAATGAAGTCGCTATATAAATAAGCTTGCCAATTTCTTGAGAGTCTAACTTGTAACCCATGGCAATATCTCCAATACACATATTCGATATGTCTGATAGCGCTTGTAATAACACTTTGTTTTGCTCTTCTAAGCTTTTCATATATCACCTATCACCTTTGCGTTTATCTTTTTCCATCGCTGTTCGTATAGCATCGCGCACTATATCGCTGTACGTTTTGCCTGTTTCTTGGTTCTTATCTTTTATCCACTTCCATAAGTCTAGATTGAGCGGCATGGGTGCTAACTTCTTTGGCATAATATTCTCTTTAGTGATTAATTAAGTGCTTACTTTAACACTATATGTATATCTAATCAATATGTAATATTATATCTAATAGATATGTAATATTATATCTAATCAATATGTAATATTATATCTAATAGATATAGATAAGTGTTGACGCGATGATCATAAAAGACTATTCTAGCTAAACATTAACTCAGCGCAACCAAGGTGTAAATCATGAGCACATTATCAGTATTCGACGCATCAGTAACAGAAGCAAAGCTGCAAGAAATCGAGCATACATCTACTACGTACACAGATTTATGGGTAGATATGGACGATGCAGAAGCACGTAAGTTTGTCAAAGCCAGGTCGTCAGAAATTACCGACATTGTAAAGCGTATTGATCGTTCGCGAATTGACATTGTAAAAGACTACAGGGTAAAAGTAGAAGACGAGGCAAGCGCAATTATTACACGTTTAAGCGCTGCAAACATACCGTTTAGCGACTTGATTAACGAGCATAAACTCAAGCGCGACAAGATCTTAGCAGACAAGAAAGCGCGGCAGGATGCAATAGACTTAGCGTTTGAGATTGATCGCGATCATGAGTTTGCATTATTAATCGATCATAAGGTTATGCAAGATAAAGCCGATGCGGTCAAGGCTCAGAGAGAGTATGACCAAGCTATAGCTAGCGAGGCCGCAGATAACGCACGAGAAGAGATCAAGCGTCAAATAGAATATAATGCAAGCGCTAAAGCCGAAGCTGAGGCACGCCGTAGAGCCGACAGAGATCATGTTGGTAATGTAAGAAAATCAGCAAAGGAATCTTTGATGATGTATGCTAATCTCAGCGAAGAAGATGCGCGAACTGTAGTATTAGCTATTACTAACGATCTAGTTAAGAATATAACAATAAAATACTAAGGGCTTGCTAATTTATTTTTAATGTCACACAATAAGATATACACAAATACAAACTGATTTAAATTTTTATACACTATAACGAGGTTACACAATGGCTACTCCTATAATGATTGTCGGCGAAAGCGGTACTGGCAAATCAACATCAATGCGCAATCTATCACCCGATACGACTGCTATCATACAAGTAATTAACAAACCTTTACCTTTTAAAAATAGCTTTGTTCGACGCACTCAGCAAAATCCTAACGGAACACTGATGGTCACGGATAATGCCGATACTATTTCGGCCGCAATTCTTGGATTCTCTAGAAAAGGCATAAAAGATATCATTATTGATGACTTTCAATATCTTATGGCTAACGAATTCATGAAGCGTTCAGAAGAAAAAGGATTCCAAAAATTTACTGATATAGCTAAAAATGCATGGTCTGTAATTATGTCAGCTCAGTCAGTTCCAGAAAATTCTAACATATATTTTATGACTCATAGTCAAGTAGACGACAATGGAGTTACTAAAGCAAAAACAATAGGCAAGTTACTAGATGAGAAAATATCACTAGAAGGTTTATTTACTATGGTTTTAGGCTCTTACAGAGACAACGACGGCAACTATCAACTAAGAACACAAAACAATGGTAGCAACACTGTGAAGTCTCCTATGGGAATGTTTATCAACGAAAGCGTAGACAATGACTTAAAAGAAGTATCAAACAAAATCAATCACTATTACGGAGAGTAAAATGAATCAACCTATTATGACATATGATGAAAGACAAGGAATGAAAGCCGGTGGTGGTAATTTTATCAGCGAGGGTGGAGCTTATATTTGTACAATAACCGAAGCAAAATACGTTGAAGCAAAAACCAAGACTAGCGGTTTAGAATTCAGCTTTGAATCATCTGACGGTCAAAAAATAAACTTTATAAATGTTTATTATGCCAAGCAAAATGGCGAGAAAGTAACTGGTGGCGCATCAATACTTAATGCAATGATGGGATTGTGCGGTATAAACCAAATGACATCTAGCCAAAACATTAATGGCTTTATATGTCCTGAGCTGACAGGTAAAAAAATAGGCGTATTTCTGCAAAAGACTATTTATTCAAAGGGTGATGGCTCAGATGGTTATAAGTTTGATATCCGCGTACCTTACGACATAAACACTGGTAAAACTCTACGCGAAAAGGTCTCTAACGACTCAGCACGAACTATTGAGTCTTTATCGTTTACTTATAAAGATAAGGACGAGCGTACCGCACACGCTATGCAATCATCGTCTATGGCTAGCGATTCATACAGTAATCAGCAATCGCAAGATGATAGTTACATACCTGGCTTTGACGACTAAAACTAATTTGGGTTGAGACTTATCCTTAAGAAGAACCGGTCCGAAGGTGTCCGCCAAAACTAACGCTGTGCTGTGCATAGATCCCGAATTTAAATCTTGCACTTGTATTAATACATGTCTCGTAATCATGAAATGTAAAGCTTAGGACCAAATAATTATAGGAAAACATTATGATATGTGAAGACTGCGAAAAATATAAAGCAAGATTTTTACAACTCAATCAACCTTATTCAGTAAATAATTAACCTCAGAGTATGATTAAGTAATCAATAACGGCTTACTTAATCATTTATGTATATTATAATAACTTACATTAATTAATAACAGGACAGTAAAATGAAAAAAATTGACGCATTAAACCCAAGGTTTATAGAGTCAGCTATAAGCGACTTTCAGCTTGTACCCTCTGAATTTTTAAGCACTCACGGCGCTTTTGAACGAGCTGACTTAATCAGAGAAATGACTAGTCTGCACTTTCTTATGATGAACAAAGCATACAGGGAAGGCAACCGTGAAAAACTCGGCTTTATGCTTGAAGAAATATTAAAGGCTGCGGAGAGTTCTGATGAGTAGTATGTATATGAGCATAGGTCACGATGAGCACAACGTAGTCGTACATTTTGAGCATCACGCTGCTGAGCTAGGCGATTATGAAAACCCTCCACAGAGCGAATTAGTGACCGTGGAGGCGGTTATTCTTGACGATGTTAATATCATGAATTACCTAACCCCGAATGAGCTTGACCAAGTTGAGCAGAATATCTTTGACAGCTTCGACTTCGAGCTTTTAGAGCCGAACTTTGATTGGGATGAATAGTATGGATTATGTAATTGAAGACGCTGACTATTGTGAGAAGCACCAGATTAACTTTATGGGTACAGAGTGCCACCAATGCGAGCAAGACGCAGTAAAAGCACAAAGCACAGATGATTGGCTAGATGATTATAATAATCATCTACCATTCAGCAACAAAAAAAATAAGGATTAAATTTATGAAGACTAGCGTTTTTTATACTCTTTATGTAGTAGCTTGCTTGTCAGTGATTCTATGGGTTCACACGATAGATAGTGCCGAGCATTTAAAAAAAGATGACCACGTTGAGCAGCCAATCCTGCCAACAATAAAAATCTTAGGGCCCATTAATTAACCGGAGAATATTATGTTTAAATTACTATTTTGGAAATTAAAGTTTAAGCGAGAGTTAAAGCGATTAACGGGCTTGTCAGGTAAAGCTCTAAACGACACATTTGATGCAGAGATGGAAACATGGATAGATCTTGGCGAGTGGGAAGAATACACGCCAGAAGATGCGGTCTCCGAAAGCCTTTCGTATTAGACGGACTAAAATTGATTTATGTATAACCTAATACTAACAATATCAATCCTAGCAGGCGGTTATAGTGCATATAATAACCAAACTGTAATAGCAGATGATCACGTGTACTGGGCCGCACCGACAGATAATGCGGAATTTATCAGAAGACAGGGTAAAATAAATTATGAATAATTTTAAAGTAGGCAACAAAGTAGAAAGGATTAAACCGCAAACAGTAACAAATATTACTCTTGGGGGTTATTTAGAGATTGACAATGAATCTGTGTATGTCCACTGCTCCGACGGCTTTAAGCTATCGCCACCTAAGATTATATACTCTAACCCACCGCTTTCACATTTTGAGCTACGGATAGAGCACGCTAAGGGTGCTGACATTGAATTTAGGTCTAACTCTGATCGTTGGCTTTATGTTTCTATTCCATCTTGGTTAGAGGATCATGACTACAGAGTTAAGCAAATTAAGAGCGAGGCCGAGAAGCGTATTGATATACTACAAAAAATGATAGATGATTATGGACAGCACATAATAAATTGTCGCTGCGAGTTATCTTCGTTAAAACCAAAGATTAACTATTGACGCACAAGCAAATGTAAATTATTATTTGTTTGTCTTAGCAATACCGCGAAAGACAAATATACGCTTTTTTTATTGAATATTTTTTGTTATTAATGTGGTTTAGTCCTGATTTTTGCCCACTTTTTGTGGGCTTTTTTACGCCTAGCGTTCGGTGTTAAACTGTATGCGCTGATTTACTGCTATTAAATCTCTCAGCAGTTTAGACTTTTCACTGGAGTATTTTACGATCTGTTCGCCAATTTTAGCGGGCTGATTAGATGATGCTGCGATGAGTTCGAGGTTAAATACTTCAACATCAATTACTCGCAATTGGCTCTCTATGTTCGTGCGCTCTGCTTCAGCTTGGCCGACAGATATCCTGCGCTCGATCTGCTTAAATTTAACGCCTACGTCTACACGTAGCGCCACCATTTCTGTTTGAAAATTACTCTCAACACTCGATAGCTCAACTTTTTGTGCGTAAGTTTTAAAGCCGTAACCGGCAGTAGCGGCAATTATGACAATCATCAAAGGATTACGTTTCATTTCACCCGCCACCGTTAGCCAAAAGTTCATTTGCCTTTGCCCTTTACCGCGTTGTAAATCCCACCCGCGCCGAGTACCGCAGCTAAAGATAGCGGGTCTACTTCAGGGTTCATGTACATGATGACTACGCCTGCAATAATGTTGACCAGCGATATAATCTGCCGACCCATTTTATGCACCGCGTCTACCCACGGAACTGTCTTAGTGTCGAGTTCCTTCATGTAGACCTGCTCTTTTAACTGCTCAAGCGCATTAGTAAGAGCAATTTTCTGATCTTTGTCGACCACTGCTTTGTCTATTATGTCCGCTACTTTGTTAAACGGATTCAGCCAAGCTAAACTCATAAGTCATTGTCCCAGTATTCGATAGTTAGTTTGCCCGACAATGCGGCCTCGATTACTTTGCAGTATAGACGTTTATACGCCGTAACGCTATTGGAAACCCGCCACCGTGCGCTAGTAGCGGCGTTGGTGCCCATGCACAAACACCCCGCCGTGTCGTCGTCGTCGTTGCCTACGTGCAACAGGATGTACTCGAAGTTAGGCACGTCCATTACCTGCAACATGCCTTGGTGAAAGTCGGGGAAGCGGTTGGTGTAATTAGCATGAAAGCCACCTACTGTCCGAACTCCAACTGTGTAGATGCCACTAGGTATGCGAGTCTGGCCCACTACTTTGACATCACGATGCTCATCTTCTAAGCCAAAGCATTCCCATTTGTGGTCAATGGCAATGTTAGATAAAGTGGTAGTCTTGTTAGACGCAAATCGATTGACGGTTAAACGTTGTTCTTGCATTACATACCTCGTTTAAGTTTCTGCAGTGCCAACTTCCAAATCTTCAAAGTGTGTAGCCCATATTGCGGATATTTGTGATTCTTGATCATCTAAAGCAGCTTGCAAATCGGCAGTAGTAACAGAGTAAACTTTATTATCAAGCATTTTCCACAAGCTATTGCTTTTTTTAATGCCACCCCTTAAGTTATCACTATCTTCTTTAATTCGAATCTGTATAACTCGACCGTCGTTAAAGTCGTAAGTATCAATAGCGCTTAATGCTGCATCTCTAACTTGTTCAGATGCAAGCGGCGCGGGTGCGTTTTTAATCGCTAACTTAGAATTAAAATCTTCTGCGCTAATTTTAATTAAGTCAGTACGATTAAAAAATATTGGGTCTTCAAATAAAACGCCTTTTTTGTTTTCGTAATAATTAATCATCTACTTTCGCTCCATCTTAAAATACCATCTGATAATGTTGATATGTATTGATTGTCGACTGAAATCGGTACAGTAATCATATTATCAACACTTCCGCTTTCGGAATAGTTTGCGACTAGAATTCCTGCAACAGTAAGATTGAAGCTTCCTGCTGTTTGCACTATTGCGAAAATTAATCTTTTTGTGTTGTTAGTATAAGTTACGTTGACAGATCTAGTTACAGAGACAAGCCCTTGCCCCATCCCCGGCGCGGCATTTTTAGCTCGTGCTAACAAAGTTATTGTCGCTGTAGCAGTCTGATCTACTAATGATTTTGTAGTCGTACCCCCTGCATGAGCTTGGTTGACAATAATATTATTAGCATCCGTGATAACCTCAACTGTAAAATCTTTGTTGTTGCTAGATGCTCCAGTAACCGTTATTACGTCCCCGACAGCAAGACCAATTGAGCCAATTCCTGTCAAACCAATATTGTTTGTTGACTGAGTAAATACTGCTGATCCAGTTATTGTTTCTGTATCATTTAAAGCGTCTACATAGTCTTTGCGTGTGAAATCTTCGGCGCTAACCGGCGTTATTCCTTTCGCCTGCCCTGTAAATGTTGCACCTGCTAGCGCTGCTTTGTCGGTATCAAGTTCGTTTAATGCTGCTTGTACTGTAGTAGCTGCAATACCGCCCGCTGGCGTGTTGATTACGTCAGACGCGGCTATTTCTGAGAGAATGCTTTCCCAGTTTGTTGCGTCGGATTCTGGAACTGTAGCGCTTGTATGATCTGCTGTTTTACATCGATAAATAACACCTCCGCGAGGTGCAAAGCTGTTTATTTGATATTGCTGCGCTCCGTCCCATTCCGCTATACCCATTTGATGCAAGTACGCTATATATTGACCCGCCGTAAATCCTGCCGCGTTGAAGTCTTGCAAAGTTGGCTTTTCATTAGCGCTGACAGTCTGCCAGCCTGATAAAAGCTCGGTTGTTACGTTGTCATCTAACGTGTCGCTTTGTGTATCAGCACCAAACACCGTTCTATTCGTTCCTGTCGCATTAGATCCAAACGCCTTCACATCGCCCGTCTTGCGTATAATTTTAGCCATTATAGAATTACCTTTTGGGCAAAAAATCCGCCCTGTCTGTTGTCAAATTTACTAGCGAATCCTTTTGAGTTTGGATTGTTAGAAAAGCCGAATGAATTAGTCACTTCTGCTTGAACTATGCCTGCGTATCGAACGCCCTGTGGCTTAGGTAGTAGGCCTAGACTTACTATTGCATTTAATCTAACAAGATCATAGTCAGACGTAATATACAGTATAAGCGTCATGTTAAACTTATCAATAATGTAAGCTTGTCCGTCAAAAAGATCGTTTACTGCTGATTGAATTGAAACTCCATCATTGACAGCCATAAAAGGCTCACCAATGTTTTTAGCTATTTTTGCCTTAATAAACAAATAGTAATCACTATCGTTTAAGGTCAGCGGCGTAAATTCAGGCTCAAATTTTCTTGCAAATGGTGCAGAGTTTGAGCGTGGTTCAAATTTGCTTGCGAAACCCCTAGAATCTGCATTTCCATCAAAACCGAATGCTATTTTTGGGATGACATCCGGAATGACTCGGCCAACGCCAACAATACTACCGATAATGTCCAGCCTATCACCGTAAGCTTCGTCAAGATCCATCTCAATAGGGAATCTATTTAATAGCTCAAATACTTTTTGGTACGTCGATGCCTTTAATTCTATCTCGGCTTTAGCCTTGGGCTTTTCCCAATACTGCTTGATAAGTAGATTGACATAATCGCTAGTATAACTCATGTGATTTCTGTTACGTCAATGTTTGCAACAAGAACAACAAACTTGTCTTTCAAGCCTGCTTCAATTCGTTCGTCAGTAAATGTATTGTCATCATCGCTTATCTCAACGTCAAAAGGTATGAAGCTGTCGCCTGCGGTAAAAATTAAATTATAGAATTCTCCCGCAAGGGCATTAACGCCGATGTTATAGGTTTTTTGTGCAATCTTTTCTTTGATTAAAGCTATGTCTATCGTATTTCCAGACACCCGCCTTTTTACATTTAACTTTACATGAAGATTAACAATGTCGGGCCTGTCGAATGTCATTTCGTGCTGATACTCAAAAGTAGATCCGTCCGGCCTGACGACGGTTTCGACAAATATGCCCGACGTAGCACCTACCATTGGCCGACCACCTGTTTTATTAAACACCATTGTTTTGGTTATGTCTGCTATTGATCCGCCCTCTATGACTACAAATAGGGAATGAGCTGGTATATTTCTTGAGTCGGTTGTTGCTGTGTCGTTTTCGTATATCGCTAAATCAGTGACATTATTTACCTCAGCTAGTGCTCGGTATAGTCGCCCGATGCCTGAAGACGTCGGAAGCTCCATAGAAAGATTGCGCCTTATTCTTACGGCTTCTTCCGTCTCCTCATCAATCCCAGCTGTCGCGGCTAGTGGATTTGTGACGCTTTCAATGCCTGTTATGAAAGTGGCGATCTCAGTGATTGTATCAGGCGATGCTTCAATAGCACCGAATACCTGTGAGAATAAAGTTATTGTGTTTGAGCCTGCACTCAATGACGTATCAGCCAGTGTTATGAATGGCTGACCAATGGTATCTATGACAGTAAAGCCTGCTAATAACTTGCTTATTTCTCTGTCTGTCACTATTGTAACGTCTGCCTGAGATCGTGTGGCTGGTCGAATATAAATACCGGCAAGCTTCATAATTCTTTGCTGAGATTGACCTGATGCAAAGTCAGGATCTAGTTGTTGATATGTAGTCAACGCAAAGCTTTGCAGGTCAAGCTGTAGCTGCGCTTCAATGGCTAATCTTTCGCCGTCTGGAGAGTCAGGGTCAACTGTTATGTCGTTGCCGTATATTGCCCTATAACCTGCAACCAGTTCGTCAAATATCTCATTAAATGTCTGTACGGATATTCCTTCGCGTGTAAATTCTGGCTTCATGTAACGCTAACCTCAAAGACTATGTTTTCACTAAAAGCATCGACATATGATAACTCAATTCGTGCGTCTCTGTTAATGTCAACGCTAATTAATCGAATGCTATTGATTGACACAACGCCGTCGGTTGTTAAAACTGTTTTCTCAATCTGTCTTATGATGCGTTTTTCGTTACCGCGAACGCCAAGCAAGTCTAACCAAGGATTGCCGTTGTCAACATCAAGAAAAAAATCATTAGTAAATGACCTCAGCCGGGTCACGACATTTTGCCGAATCTCTTTAGATCCGCTTATATAATCCGCTTTTCCTCTGCCAAATGTAAAATCATTATTTTGACTTATTCTTCTTACGCTCATGCGTTTGGCGCCCCTGTATTTCCTGAACCGGACTGAATGCCACTGTGGGTGTGAGTAGCAAAGTCTATGCCGTTAATCGTTGCAGCTCCGACCGTTATTCTGCCCGTGCAGTTTATGTCACCATTTACTTGAAGATCTCCAGTAACGGTTAAGTCGCCCGTCTGATTCATGTTGCCTTGATGAGTATAATCGCCATCTTGGTTCGTGTTGCCTGTCTGCTGGATAACGTCGGGTATATCAATCAATCCCGCTTCGTTACCAATGCCAACTAGGGCAAACCCGTCGCTATAGTCGTGCATTCTGTACTCAGCCGGTGGCGCAAAATCTATGCCGCTATACCATCGATCATAGCATCTTTCTGTGATTATCAATAAACAGTAATCGCCCACAGCTATTGGGTGTGCTGTAAAGCTTGAGCCGCCTCTCATAAATATTGGGGGCACTTCCGTAAATGTCGTAATTTTTTTAAATTCGCCTGGCGCTATGGTCCACTGAATAACAGGGTCAACACTGAGAAGTTTAGCGCCTACCTTTGAAACTTTACCAATAGCGACAGTGTGCAAGTTTGCCAGCTCAGGCTTTATGACAGAAAGTATGGTGTTTAAGAGTTGCTTTTTGTTCATCATAAAACTTTTGCATCCTTAATAAATATTCCGGTTGCGTCCATATTCCACGAATCGCTATAGTTATCACCTGAGTAGCTTATTGTTTGTATTTTGTAGATTCCATTTAAGTGAGGAGCTGTTGTGCTGACTAACTGTGATCGGCCACCAATGACAACTGCGGGGTTCATTTTGCTACTGAAAGTGACTAGCTTATTTTGTCGAGTTGGCGTACTCAACAAACCAGTGGCTGATGAAACAACAGGTATTAGCCTGCCAACAACCTCATCGTCAGCGATTATATACAGCTGCTCATTTTCAATGTACCAAGTTTCTCCAGAGTTGACAGTTTGATTAATAAGCTGTAGAGAATTGCCTAATAATATTTTGGGCCTAATAAGCTGTGGGCGCGTCGTTATCTTTCCTTCTCCGGTATTAGGCATGTCGGACAAAACCGCCTGCAATGCCTCGTTTGCACCCTTTACCGTCGCATTTGTAAAGCTGTTAATGGCATCAAACCCACCGTCTAAACCAGTAAGCTTTGTGATGATGTCCGGGCCCGCTCTTTCGTTGCTGCCTGTTAATATTGAGCCTTTGTAAATTGATTGTATTGCCCCTTTATATCCGACTTTTAACGAGATAGTTATTCTCTTTTGCTCCTCGGTATCTTTAACAAGTGCAAGCCTGTCTCGCTCAGCTAGTCCATAAATAGTCATATCAATTTTGTTGAGCTGACCCTGAATAGATTTGTCGACTGTAAACTGAATGCGTTTTGGCGGTAGTACTGTCAATGTGCCGCCTCTAATGCCTAGCTTTAACTCAAAATCTCTAATAAACATTAGACTTCTGCGCCTCGTCTAATAATTACCATGTCGTCACGCTCTAGCATCAGCAAAGTGCATCGATTAGATGAAAAGTCGGTAATTTGAAATGGGTCAATTCCTAGCTGACTATTATCAACAACCTCAAAATCAAATGGTTGGTTCTGGCTAACCATATGCAGTGCGCCGACTGAGAGCTTGATGCCTAAGGTTCTTTTATTTAAAAACTCGGCATCAAAGCACCAGATTAGTGATTTTGGATAATATCGAAGCGTTAATACGACTTCACTTTCCTCAAGCACAATCAAATGACGCTGTATAGCTTCTGCTGTAATGTTCTCAATCTCAATCACGAAACAAGCCCCCTAAATATTTGCTAGCTAGTGACTCAGACTTTTTGCCTTCTTGAATCCCTTTGTCAGCCTCGTCAGCTTGTGCGCCATTATTAGCAGTAGCGGGGTTTTTTGCGGGTCTATCACCAACAACAAATATGGATTCGACAAACCTGAACTGAACAAATTGCAAATTAAAAGACAGGCTGCTTGTTGTGTTGTTTCGCTCGTAGTCAAATACTGACAACGACATATTTTTATACGACCTAAAAGGAGCATCTACATTTATAAGCTTGTCGCTTGCGTATATGCCCTCCATCGTATCAATAAATCGCTCTATGTTTGTTCTGCCGCCATCGTTAGAAAAACTTATAAATGATGCGAAGTTGCTAGGCGATATTAATCTGTCGGCCTTTTCTATAGCATTACTCACGTCATTCGCTAGGGCTGATATTTTGCTTATTTGCGACTGTGTGCGAGTCGGCAGATATTGCACTACTAGACCAAGTGATGCTTGTGCAGACCTGACTATTTGATTTGCGCGAACCGGACCGGCGAACACATCAGAGACTTCGCCTGTTATCTGTATTGACAAAGGCTCTCTGATTATGTGGTCGTTGACAGGCTCGCCGCTCTCAAGATAGGAAGTCGGGGTTGCTCGGGTTCTGTTTATTTTTTCGGATATTCGGGCGAGCGTATTAAATGACCCGATCCCAATAATTTCAGCTTGATCATTTTCAAATTGAGCCGCAATATAATCTTTTGTCACATCCCACCCCGTCTTGATTGCGCTTCTGCGTCTGTCATTTGTTCTTGCAGTGTGTCTCGAATAACGACGCCTGCACGTTCTGGGTCTGTTGTTCTTACATCAATACTAACAGTTTGCGAGACGCTTCTGCTAGAATTTTGCACGCTGCTTGAGGGTAAAAATGAATTGTCAGGAATATCGCTTGCGCTAAAGGCCGAAGGAATAGGCATAGCACTTGTATTGACTTCAAGCTGAGCGTCTCCACTAAATAAGTTTAGAAATCTTTCAGGTATTAAATTTTTAATGTCACCAAGTATATTTGAAAAGTCGGGCACTAAGTTTTTTATTCTATCGAATAGCGCCATCAAGTCATTAAAAAGAAACTCGCCGAGCTTTACAACTCCGTCAAATGCTTTCTTTACTCCGTCAATTATAAAAGCGCCGAAAGCTTCAATGTCAAAATCTAGAAATTCTTTAAAGAAATCACCGATTAATGAATCCTCTCCCTTGAATGCAGCTACTAAATCGTCAAGAATCAATAAAGCTCCCGCAATCAATGCAGCCAGCACAACAACCGGAGTAAAAACTAAAGCTAGTGATGCAGCGAACCCTAGGGTTGCAATTTTTGCAATTAAAAATCCAGCGGCTACAACAGCAAGGACCGGAGCAATTCTTATTAGCGATGAGAAAAGATCGCTGATAACAGTGATAGCATTGACGACTACGTTTATAATCCAGTCTTTATTGATAATCAAAACCTCGGTGAATCCTTCCACAAGCCTGCTCAGCTCAGGCGCAAGACCTACAGCTAAAAGCCTTCTAAAACCTTCTAGGCCTGCCCTTAGAACCGTCAGAGAGTCATTATAGTCTTGAGCCTGCTTTACTTGCCCTTCGTTAAGTATTCCAATCTCTCGTGACCTTTCTGCAAGTTTTCCAAGCTCAGATGATGACTTTCCAAGCAAGGTCAGCAATGATGCATCTATACCTAATGATTCAGCTATTGATTTCTGCTCACTTAGAGACAGTCCGAGCGTTTGAAATCGATTGCCTATCTCGCCAAGTATCTGCTCAGTGCCTTTGATTGATCCGTTTTGATCTCGCACACTGATGCCGAGGCGCGAAAATTCTTCGCTGCCTTTTTGCGCCGCTTCACCGATTTTTGTGGATAATCCTTCGAGTGAAGAGAATAGTTGCTCTGTGCTTGAGTTTGAGACTGATGCAATAAAACTTAATTCTTGTATTTTTTCAACAGACACACCCGTTGCAGCGTTTAAGTCAATCAATGGCTGCACTGATTCAAGCACGTTAGAAGCGAACAATCCAACACCTAGGGCAGATGCAGCCGTTGCAGCCGCAAACCCTACCAGCAAGCCTATACTGTCACCTAGCGACACATTATAGTTATCAAGCGGCGTTGTGTTGCCTTGAAAACTAAATCGCGTTATGAGTTCCGTAACTTCCATTATTTCTGCTCAGATTTCCAGTGAAAATGTCGGGTGATTGCGTTGCCGATTGACTCATACTCTAGAGCGTCCAAAAACTGCTCTGTGTCCCAATCCCTAATTTCTAAAACAGAGCCGTAGCCGTTTTTGACTAAATACAGAATAGACATATTGTCATCATCTATATTCGTGTGCTCAATCAAATTGTTCTCAGCCGCAGGAGCATAAACTTTTAGGCGCCACTGAGACCTTTTAAAAAAGGATAGCTCAACGCTGGCATCATTGACTGAATATACAAAAAATAATCTTCCGGGTAGTCGTCCCAATGATCTCTGATTTTTGTCATTGAGTTACCGTCAAATAATACGACACTATCAATAGTTTTCTCAACCTCGGCCCATTCACTAGACTCAAGAAACCAGAAATCTTTGTTTTGTAGGTCTTTTTGAATTCGCGTGAAGTATGCAAACACCTTCCTGCGCTTTAAGTGATTTACGTTTGCAATAACATAATCGCGCCCGTTAATTGTCGCACACTTGTCTTCGTGGATTTTTCGCGCCATGTCTAGCGCCTGACTAACTTCAGTCTCTTGCTTTAGATCTTTATTTGTATCTTTCATTAGTTCACCCTAAACCCCGTTTAATTAAATGGGCAACAGCTACGGGTAGAGCTGCTTTCATCTGATCTTGACTAGCCCATTTAAAGCTTTTACAGGTTGCGTGTCGCTCGCCTGAATCGTATTACGTACTCCATGCCCGGCGATCCATCAAGCGAATTGACCGATTTACTTGGCTGTGCAGTAAATGAGCCATTCTCAAGTGAGTAAGACTCAACAGCATCATTTCCGTCTTTGTTGTAACTTTCTTTAGCGCTGCCTTGAAATAAAGTAGGAGGCGTCTGATTTCTTGCTGTGTTTAGAAAAACATCGCTGTCGCTAAATTTCATTACTCGAATAGTTACATCATGCACGTCTTTGTCAGAGCGCTCGTTAATGTTAACAGCTCCATCAATGCCGTTGGTTTGAGTTGTTGCGGGGTTGACCGAGGTTATCATTAGGTTCTCACCTTCTTGAAGATCCCCAATTATCTCACCATTGAGCACAAGCGTTGTGCTGCCGTTTGCTAGAATTATTGCAGACATAAGCTTACCTATTTATTTATTTGTTAACCACTATGATCAGGTCAACGCTGTGAATTGCGCCCTGAAATTTTATCGCACCCTGAAGCACGGGTGATTTCCTAAGCTCTCGATCTGACTGAGGTTGATCGGCTAAACTATTTGCTAGCCAGTAAAAACCGTTTTGGAATATGCTGCGCTTAAATGTTTCGACATCGCCAAACGTATCGGGGCTTGACCATGTACCCGGGCCAATAAAACCGGCAGTTACGAATCCGCGAGTTGTCTTTTCTGCTTGATCAATAAGCTGATCCACGCCTTTTTGAGTCTGTGGGATCTTTGTTGATGTTAGTTTTAGCAGGTTAAACATATCGGTTGAGACTGCATCTACATACGCTAACAAATTGTATCGATTGTCAGTAAAATCATTCGCGCCGCTTGTTAAAATTACAGGCGATAATTTGATTGTAGTGTAAACATCAAGACCAACAGCTTTAGCTTTAAGCAGTTCTATGTCGTCATAATCTTCTGCAGCAACAGAAAGCTCCTTAACTTGCATAGTTAATGCTGAATTAATCGCATTAAAAAGTACAGTGTGAGTGCGTGCCATGTATGACGCTGCCATTTTTCTATTGTTCGCTTTACTGAATAGCATGCGGTAATTGGTTAAGCTAGAAAGTTTTATGTCCCAAACGACGTTTGTAGCGCTAACCTCTAGATTCGCCGGTGCATTAAACACGTCATACAATAATACGCCGTTAGCCTGCGCCCATTGTGCAAGAGATTTTGATTCAACGTCGGTCGGATTGTCAATAAACATGCCGCCCTTAAAGTTTGTAAGGGCTTTTATTTCAGTGACGGCTGCCTCTTTAGACTGCAGTGCAATTGTTGTTGATGCTGCACCTTGTGCGAGTGTAGAGCCTGACCCTTCTGACAATGTAAGAATATCACCGATAAAAGTTCCGCCTGCTGGAGCAGTTAGAAATGTTAAAGCGCTTGAAGTTCCTGTGGTGTCGCTAGTAATGACAATTTTTTGATCGTCAATGCTTGCCGTTGCGCCTGTTAGTTCGTCGTTGAGTAATCCGACAACTTGCACCAAAGTGGTTACAGCTCTAAAATCAACACCTGTTACGTTCTGGGTTGATCCGTCAACGTCAACATCAAAAGAGCCGTCTTGTATTGCTTGTAGAACACCGATTGTAGCGACCTCTGATAGCTGGGCACCGGTCAATACTGCGGCAGTAGCTGCCACAGCTTCTTCTGCTGAGCGCCAGTATGCGATAACTAGGTAGCCGCCTTTGTTGACAGGGTTCGGGCTTGTACCGAAAAAGGCTTTTGAGAATTCATAAGGCTTTGAATAAGTTCCGTATTGAGACGCAACGCTTGCAGAATCACGATGAATACTAAACCGATTAGTTGACGACAGGCCGCCGATTTTTTCGCCCGTAATGATTGTTACAATATTAAAGTTGTCGCGAGCCGCTAACTGACCGCCCTCTTGAATACTGACATTGATTACTTCTGTAATGCTTGCGCTCATGTCTAAAACTCCACTCTGTTTTCTGATAATATTGATATTTGTGACGTGTCAATTCTTAGCGTATCAACATCGACTGTGCTTGTAACCTGCATATTGAAGTTAAGCTCAACTCGTTCGCCGTATTGCTGGCCAGCTAACAGTTTTACATCTGTAATAGATGTTGTGCTAAAGACTCCAATTTGCAAAGTGTATTGGAGCTCTAAAGATTTTTGCGATTTAACCAGCAATGAAAAAGATGTTGCTCTTTCGTGTGCGCCATCGCCATAGAATGATAAAACTATCGGCACTATGCTACGGCTAAAGTATGTCATTTTCTCAGCGACAGAATCAAACTTTTCTCCGCTGCTTAATTGTCTTAATGTGCCTAGCGAGTCAACAGCAATGAAAGCAGTATTATAATCATCTATCTCGTAACCGTCTCGACCAATTCGTATCAGCTGCTCAGAATAATCTAAAAGATCCCGAACAAATGTTGCGGCCTTAACTAAAGGCCTGCTCATGTTGACACCAACAATGGGCGCTTTGTCTCTTCTGCAAGCTGCTCACAATAACCAAAATCATTATAGTCGCCTTTCCCTATGAATTTGAAATCTTTTGACTTGTACAATATGTATTCGCCGTTGTTAAGGTTTTCTAAACTGTGCACCATTAGATAATCATTTGAATAGTCAATCGTGTCTGGGTTGAGTTTGTCTTTTTCTGCTGACTGCACAAGGCATTCTTGAGATCTAGATGTAACGACTATTGACTGAACAAAGTTAGTCGTGGTGATGCTGACATTCTTAATCGTATGCTCAGATGACAAAAGCTCTATAGCAGGCGATAAATCAATCATACATTGCCCCAGTAACAACCTAAAAAGTATCTTAAATCACCACATCGCTTATAGACACACACACTAAACAAATTTAGCATAACAATCTCGTTATATCTAACAACTGTTGCAATGTGAAATCTTCCAATCTTCAGGCATAAGTGCATTGTATTAAAATATTTTATCACGATCCTCTCACTACGTAAGTTATAGAGCCTCTAAGTATGCCTGTGTCAATTAACACTTGGCTGCTGCCTTTTGCGTTCTTTGTGCTCTGGCTTATATCAGGCCAAACGCCATAGCCTCGCGTTGTGAAAGCCCCCTTAGAGATATTTACGGCAGTAACACCTACTAGCCCTAGCGCAACTTTTGCGCCTTTACCGCGCTGATATACGTCGCTAAATTGAAGCTCAACCGCGTTTTTTAGTTCGTCTTTTTTTTCAATAAATGGTGTATTTAAAAATGATCGTCTCGGAATTTTTTCCCCGCCGTATTCATGTATAGCGCCAACGGCCGCAATTGTCATACCTTCGCCGTATATTTTGCCACCTATTTTCTCAGAAGGTAGGCCAACAGCAACGTGAGACCTTAAGGCTACACGTATATTTTTAGCATAAGCCGTTGTTCGTTCTAACATTTGCTGAGGCGTTAAGTTAGACAAAAAAACCACCTGCACGACTTCGTGTTAACATCAAATATCTTTGTCCGTATTTAGTAGACCTAAGCCAGTCTGATCGCTCACTGCTTGAAGGTGAAAGTGCGGCAAAAGATAGTGACACATTGCCAGCAGACGTAGATGAAATGTCCTTGTTCGTGCTAGATTTGGCACTCTCTTCGCTAATAAGCATATGAGCAATAAGATTCAAAATAATTTCTTGATCATCAGGATATGCACCCCCATAATAAAACGGCCAAACGTCAGCTAATATATTTATATTGGCGTCGTATTTAGCAAAGTCAAATACAGGGAATCTAGCCTTAAAATCATCAATTAACATTCTTTTAGATAACCAAGCTCAATAGCATGCATGACCTTTTTTAGCCCTTGTTTCTTTTTAGCGTCGCATTCTGTAATCGTATAGCTTTCGCCTTTTTTGATTAAGCTATCAAAGACTTGATGAGGAGCTTTCTGCAAATTAACAACCTGCATGCCCTCGCCAGCCACTTGATCGCTTTCATCAAGTAAAGATCCCTGACCTAAATCTTCGCCGCCTTCAATAATTGCATCCTGAGTATTATCGATAGCCTTTTCGACAACGACCTTTGACTGATTTTGCTTGTTCTTCTTCATAAAAACACCCGTGAATTCGCTTCATCCGTGAATAGATTAATTACAAACCTGTAAGAGTTCGTGCTGAACCTGTTTCAATTACATCTAAGCCTGCGATGCTAAAGAAGCTCTCAACAAAGTATTTAAAGCCTCGCTGATCAACACTAGAGACGTTTAACGGAACAGGTAGACGGAACTGCATAGCTCGCCTGTTGTTACTGAATGCGACGGTCACAGAGGCATCGCTTGCGCCTGCGGTTGCTGCCTTGCTAGTCAAACCAAATGTGATGGTTGGGAAGTTAGCAATCAATGCAGCCAGCACTGACATTTCAGAACCTGCTGAGTTTAAGATAGTGCGCTGTGCAATATTAAAAACGCCGACCGGCATTATGACGTTAGTCGCTTTAAAGGTCTCGACGTTTAAAACTCCGGTAAACTGTGCAGTGATAAGCTCAGCAATCTCAGCATAAAGCTCCGCACCTGTTAGCGTTGAAGCTGCACCGCCTGCTGATGATGTTGCGAACGCTGATGAGTTTAAAAGGCCGGTAGTCTTTTGAGTTCCGTCTGCTCGAAGCTGGCCTAAATAACCGATTGAGTCAAGATCACGATTATACAACTCAGCGTGGCCTTCAAAGAACCGAGAAGGCAGATTAATGTTTTGAAGCTCGGCTTGTTTTAGCTGAACCTCAGTCCATGCACTTTCTGCTTCTTTAGAGAATACTGGAATAGAATCATCTTCGCCTGACAGGGTGATCTTGCCCGTACCGTTTGATGCAGTGCCGGACTCTACATAGCCTCCCTCAACCGTAAGCTTTAACTTTTGAATGGATGTTGCATAGCCGCCCTCATTGTTGACAGTTATGCCGCTATTCAAGAAGGTCAAGCCTGCGAATTCTTGTGTGAATATTTCAGGGCTTACAAACTCAAGATTTCGAGCGAGAATAATACCGCCCTCGTCTTTAAAAGATTTTGCAGTGTCTGCAATCTTCTCGAATGATTTTACATTGTAAACTTTGTTTATATCTGCGCTTGTTTTTTTCACTTGTGCAACCCCTATAAAAATTTATTGATGCGAACTAGCCAAACTTTAGCCGCTTTCTGTGACCAAAAAACAACGTCACCTGCTGAGATGACCCCAGTGCCGACGGATGCGTCGGTGGCCTTTCCCGCTTCTGCCGTGTTTGCATTGATGACTTGAACAGGGCCGTAGCGCGAAGGGTCTGCTGCGTCTGTGACGGTAACGGTGGCAAATCCAAAGTTAATAACCTCAGCGACTTGGTCAATGCCTGCGCCAGTGGTTTTGTATACGTTGACGCCAATCTCGTTGGTTATTTTACGTGCAACAATTCCAGCGATTACGGGCGTTGAAGATCCGTCCATGTTGTCAATAGATCCACTGTCGAATTTGGCAAAACGACCAACGCGCAAATCATTTTCAAATTTATCATAAGCGCTGATATTGCCGACTGAGTCAGTAATCAATTCGCCTGCGGGTAGTTCTGCGTTTGTAGCGAGGACTGTGTTGTTAAAAGGCATTATGCTTCTCCTAGGTCTTTGGCAATTCGCGCACTTAGCGAGTTATCGTTTTTGTTGTCACCAAATCCACTGTAATTAGGCGATGTTTTTCTAAGCAATTTGAATGCAACTGATAGTTCAGCATCTTCAAATTTGTCAGTCGATTGGGTTGATAAAGAATCCCGCATAACGTCGTTAGCAGACTTTCCACTAAACTCGTAATCATCGTCAAGAAACTGACGCGCTTTATTGATTACAGATGAATATCGCTTGACTTCAACATCAGCAAAAGCCTTTGATCGAACATTTAGAGCATCAGCAAACTTTTTGTCGTCTGCGTCTTTGCACTCGGCGTCTTCCATCTCTTTTTTTTCTTTCTCCATGTCGGCCATTTTTTGTTTTTCTTCGTCGCTGTATTCGTCCTCAGATTCCATGTCAGCCATCTCAACGCCTGCTTCTTTAGCGTAAGACATAATCTGCATGAGAGCTGGTCGAAGGGCTTCAATCTCGTCTACGGGTACTTTTCTCATTGCTTCGGGTAAAGCCGTTGCAATCTCAGCAATTTGCTCAAGATTTAGCTTGCCCTCAGCATCTAGAAATGATTTATGAAACTTCATATTCTTCTCACTCTTAATTAATTTTCGATCTATGAAACTACACAACGAACCACACCGGCCCGCTGGCACTGCTGCGAGGTGGTGCGGGATGATGTTAATTTGCTCAAAATCATACGTGTCGTGTGAAATAAGCTCAGCATGATAACCTAACGACAGCTCACGCTTATCTTTGAGGGCTGGCATCATCGAATCAGATATTGATATTTTGTTTAAAATCGCAATAAATGAATTTGTTTGAGGAGTTATTTGGTCAATCAGTTTTGATTGTTCTACAGTGCTGCCTGTGTCTGGCCTTGGCTCGTCTAAATCAACATGCTCGTTAGTCAAAGGGATGCCAAGCATTGCCTGAGCCGCGTTTGCTATAGTTGCTGGGGATCGATAAACAGTAAATATCTTTTCGCTAGGGCTTAGATTAAGCTCAGACCCTAAATACTCAATGACGCCATCGCGCACACTTATTGCGGTTTTGTCTTCGCTAGAAAAAACAGCAACATCAGCAAACTGTCGAACAATCTTTACATCTTTATTAATCACTGCCATAAATAAAACCTATGCTAATGCTCGCGAGTATAAATCCTATCTATATCAATAGTCAAATAATGCAATTTTAACAGCCTGCCCCCCATATCATTAAACTGATGTTACCGTTGCCGAAAACCTATCCACTGTGATTGATGCAGCCTGAACAGACGAAAATCTAAATCTAGCACCACCAGTTCTATAGTCCTCGTCCTCAATAAGCATATGATACGAAAAAGCGATCTTGTTACCCGTGACGGCCGTTTTATAATAATTGTGTATTACTTGATGCTCGTGTGCTGTACTTGTTCCCTCAGCTAGGCTTATAAACATATCAAACTCTTGCGCCGCAAGATTATTAAATGCAGCAAATCCTACAATATCAACAACGTCGCCAACCTTTAACGATGAGAAATCAAATTTGTTAGTTGAAGCATTCCACAATACATCTTTTGAGTTTGGATTGTACGCGTTTAAACTATCCGCGTTGTTAGTTATGTATGTGTCTGTTGCGTTGCCTGTGTGCGATATAGCTGAGTTTGTGCTGTTAGTAATAAACCAGTAAGTCTTGCTTACGCCTTCGATTGATGGGGTCGGTGTCCGTGGGTATGGCATATCAATATCTCCACAAAAAAGCGGTTGCACTCACTGCGCCGGCAACATCTGCTAACACTATTTTACCTTTAATTTGTGGCCCAGCAAACGACGGCATAGTGTAACTTGCATCAGCTCCAGCAAGGGTTAAGTTGATAATCGAATCACCTTCAGACGGGCCTTGAAATTGGCCGTCAATGGGTGATACGGTTATCGTACAAGTTCCTGCCGAGGGCGTAACAATATCACCGTTCGCATCATATAGAGCGATAACAAACACGCTTGCATCATAGTCGGGTGTAAGCGCATCGGTGAAAAATGACCCGTCAACAGGCAGTGTGTTTGATCCACTGTTTTTAAAATACTTTCTTTCAGCCACTTGTATTCTCCAAATGTAATAAAAATTTTTAGTCGCCCATTTTGGGTATAATCAAATCATAGTCACATCGGCAGTTATAATCGACGCCCGGAAGCAAAAATCTACCATTTATTAGTGCCCCTTTTGACAGGTCAAACTCCACACCGTTAAGCTTGAAGTGGCTAGGTACTGCGTTTGGGTATCTTCCGCTTGGATTGCCACGCACTCGCTCATCCTCAGACGTTCGCCAGCGAGCGCTTTTGATTCCTAAATTCTGCGCCCTAGCCTTAGTCGTCAGGCTGTTAAATGTGCTTATCTGTGTACGAGCAACCATCTTGGCTTGCCCTTTTCGCGTCTCAACAAGGTCGTCAAACTGGCTTAAAATTTCAGGGAGACCTTTGCCTTCTGCCATTGACCTGAGCGTACTGCTTGTAAATTGCTGTAGCGTGTCATCACGTAGCTTTTTAATCCATTGCTCAGTCTCTAGCTTGTATGCGTTAATCTGAAAAGTTAAGCCTTCAGTGGCCTCAAGCTCCTGCCTGCTGATGCCTACAGATTGCTCCATTCGTGAATATAGAAGTTGTTGATTTCTTCTGTCAACTCGGCCCGTGAACTTTTCAGTCATTGCTTTTATGCGCTTTTCACTAAATCGCTTTAAAAGCTTTCGAGTTATTCTGCTCGCTTGCTTTAAATAAATAGCTGCGAAGTTTCCGCTTTGTGCATCGCTAAACTTTTCAACAGTTCCTTTGTTTAAATACTCAAGCGCTTGATGTTTATAAAGCTTGCCCATTTGCTCGATCATGTACTCAGCCGCCTCGCCAAATTCTCTGATCTCAGACTTTGGTGATTCTGGCGCCTTAATTGATGCACCTTTTGCGGATGAAACGTCACGCTTCAATTATTCTCTCCTTTGCAATATTAAAGTAATTCTCATCCAGCTCAATGCCGATAAACTTTCTATCAAGATTCTTAGCTGCTACACCTGTCGATCCGCTTCCCATTGTCATATCCAAAATAGTGTCGCCTTGGTTGCTAAATGTCTTGATTAAGTCTTCAAGCAATAAAACCGGCTTTTGTGTTGGATGATGACCGCTATAATATTTTTTGTATTTCAATATATTGCTTTTGTATTTATTGCCTTCCCATAAGTTAAAAGTGCTTGAAAATTCTGCTTTAAATTTATGGTCAATTTGCTGTAACTCATTAAAACAAGTGTAACCATGCATTGTATCAATACGGTAATTGTAAATAATGCTGTTATAGGTATCAAGGGTGCATAAATCAAATTGTGAGCTGTTAAACCTTAAAACGTGGTCTGCTCTTTGACCAACTGTGGCAATTATTCTTTTCTTGGTCAAGCCAATGAAATCATAAGCTTTTTTAAAATAATGGCGCAACGGATGCAATCCTTCATAATCGTCATTCTTGCTAAATACCAAAATATCCTCTATATAGCTAACTGGTGCTTTGTTTGCAATCAAGCAATTTGCGAAGTGTAGCTTATCCCAGTACATATTATAGCAATGGGGTAGATTAGGGATTGCTTTACTAATAAGTTCAGTTGTAAAAGGCTGCTGTGCACTTAATACCATTTTCCCATTTTTTCGTAGTAATCGATTAGCTGCGCTCATTACCTCTTCTGTGTTTATAACATTATCCCAGCTTGAATTGCTAAGGTGCTTATACTTAGCTAAATCACCGCCCATGCCCTTAATCGTTCCATATGGCAAATCTGTCAATATCATATCAACAGAGCCACTTTCTATCTCCTTCATGCGCTCCAAGCAATCGCCAAGCATAAGGGTTATCAAAGCGTATTATCCTTATTAATTTCGTCCTCGTCATCAACAGGATCAAAGAAGCTAGATAAAGGATCGGGCTTCATAACGTCGTGCTCGCTCAAATATTTCTCATAGTCTGCACCAATTTCCCATAAAATACGAGCGTTAGCGATCACTTTTTGTTCATAATCTACGGATTCGTTGGCGCTGTCACCTTGATTCTTTTTAAAGTGTGCGGGTTCTCTTCCATGAATTTTCATTAGCTGATTGATTGGCGTGATTAAATAGTCGGATTGTAAGTATTTAATTGTCGATATAAACACTTGCTTCTCACCCTCACCAGTTGCATTCATACCCCTTGCGGCCTCTCCTACAAGCCATGACAGCGGTATTCCCGTGACCATAGCAATACGCCTAAGTGTTATCATGTCGGATTCAGCGAGGTTTGTGAGCGATTGTGACACCACGTCTACGCTGTCCTCAGAATCAATGATGCCTGCACCCTGAACTGATCTAAGATTTTCAATGCTTTGAATATATGCGACCAGTTCGCTTTCTCGTTTCTCAGCAAGAAGATCTTTAAATCCTTTTATGCTGTAAAAAAGCGTTGATGACTTTTCGAGAATTACAGGGACGGCTCTTTGTACAATTTGATCGTTGACTATTTCATCACGAATTAATTCAAACTCGCTAATCCCCCCATATTGATAGTTCGGCGCATCGTGCTCAACCGGCCTTACGTAAGTGAAATCGATCACTCGTGAAGGGTGAATTGTTGCAGCTCGAACGCTAAATGCTATGGGCTTGAAGTAATTAACGCTTGATAGGTCAGTATTGACTGATTGAATAAAGACCATATCACCACTAAATACGTGATATTTAACCGCGTCCGGGTCAAAGTCTCTTATTAACGGCTGGCTAAGGTCTGCACCTTTATCGTGAATAACAATAATGGCCCGACCGAAGGCAAGCATAAACAATGTGCAAAGTTTAACGTGTGCTGCCACTTTGTCATCGTAAAACTTCTTGTCCTCAATGCTTTCAAATTGAAGCGTGTCGTTAAGAGCTGCGCCTGACTTTAAGCGTATTATTTTTGAGCCAATGCCTGACTTGTACATTGACCGAAGCTCATCATAATTAACTTTATTGTGCGATATAACATTATTAAGTGATGATGAGCGCTTATTAATTAGCTGATTTGTAAGGCTTAGCAGGCCGTCTCTAAATTCTTTTATCATAGCAGGTCGCCGTAGTTTAAGTTCTTCTTAACGCCCTCTAGAGCGTATCTAATCGCATCGATGTAATGATTGTATTTGTCTACAATATCACCAAGAACGTCGCCACTCAATCGATCAATTTTATAGCTATACTCTACAAACTCTTCGATAGTGTGAACACATCGCGGATGAATGTATATTGTGCCAAATGATTTCATGTGCTCAATGCCGTCAACAACCGACCCGGGCCCTTTTTTTGCGCCTTCAATTCTTCTCATTCCGTTTCGTTTTAAGTAGCTGATTGACTCAGGCCGTGCATTGTCTGCGCGGATCTTGTTAGCCGCAATCCCGGGTATATTTTTAATTAAAAAATCACTTGTTTGGTCTAATTCAAGACCCACCTGGCCGGCCTCGAACTCAATATATAAATCATCCTCAAATATGGCAACACAAACACCGGCGGTAGGGTCTTGTGAAAAACCAAAGTCTAAGCCGTAATGTTTTGACCAACCATACGCAGATTCGAATTCTTTTACTTTAAACTTGCCCTTAAAAATTTGAGCATCTGATACCTCTAAATATGCGCCTTCCCAGATGTGACGATACATATAGTCGTCCATGGTCTCTTGTGCTCGGATTCTTTGAAGCTCAAGCTTTGAAGGAAACCACGGATTGTCTCTGTAGTTAAGTTCGGCAATAAGGCAGCGTTTAGGGGGGTTTTGTCTAAAGCGCTTATCTACTGGGCTTCCTTTCTTCTTTGGATTCCATATTAACCAAATCTCAGAATTAAATGCTCGTATAGTTGGCTCAAGGTCAATGAATGCGTATTCCGGTACGTCCTCGGCTTCCTCTATGATACAAAGGTCTATCTGTGCCAACGACTTTATAGACTGAATATTATGCCTCAGCCCTTTAAATATAAACTCTGTGCCGTTATGGCCTCGTAGATAATCGATGCCTACATCATAACAACTTGAAAGCCAAGGGTCTGAAGCTATAGCGTTTTTAAGCTCAGCGTGAAAGCTGTTTTTAATTGAGTCTTGAAGTTCTCTTGTGCAAAGTATTTTTAGAGGCTCAATAGCTCCCCATATGGACGCCATCTCTGCAAAAGTAAATGACTTTGCTGAAGCTCTGCCCCCATAAGCTCCTCTGTAATCAACCGATCCTCTAGGGGGCGCAAAAACAGGCAAAAGCTTAGGGGGAAGCTTAATCCTCTTGGTTGTCACTAGCAGCCTCTAAAATTATGCGCTTTGGCGGTGACATTGACCCGTCAGGGCTTGTGTGCTCGGCCTGTATTCTATCCCCGTACTTTTTAGGATTAAGCTTTGATGAAAGCCACTTTCTAGCGTCCATTCTTAACCTTGCATGAGCAACCGTGACCGCATTCGCGGCAAGCAAAGGCTTTCCATTGACAATAACCACTTCACCTTCAAAGATAACGGGTTGCAATGCTTCATTGTCAACAATGTCAATAATGTCATCTGAGTGAGCATCGGCAGACTCTTTTTTGGCTATCGCGTACTGGTCACGAAACTCTTGATTGGTTCGTAGCCATTTAAATATATTTGTTTTTGATGGGAACTGCTTTTCCTCACAAATTTTACGCAAAGAAATTCCATCTGATAACTTAGCGCAAAGCTTATCTGAAAGCTCTTTAGTGTATTTAGAAGGTCTACTCATATAATTTATATACGCTTTAATTAGTAAAATACATAATAAGAAACTATTTTAACATACGTTATATATTACAACAAAGTATATGCTTGTAATATATAACAGCTTACATCCTGCATAAGTAATGCATAATAGATTACATCAACTTAACTAATACAGCAAAAGGCAGGCACATTATGAAAAACAAAGTTATAGCTCTACTTATAAAGCACGGGAACAATGCTAATGATGTTAACAAGATGATTGAAAATAACTACGATCAAGCATTAAATTTATACCCAGACGCTAAGGCTTCTTTTTTGGCAAATTTCATCATATGTCTGTAGTTTGGGTTATATCAGATAACACAGATTAAATTAATGCCCTTCGGGGCTTTTTACTTAGCGAGAATGCTTATGAATAACAATATAACTTGGGGCGTGGACGGCTTAGGCCGATGCGTCTTATGCCGCAGAAACGGAAACACTGCTTTATTTTCAGGGCTTCCCGGCACGAGTGGCGCTGAATTACTTTACTTATACTCAAAATACAGGTTTGACGGACAATCCTCAAATGAATGATCCAGCAACTACCCCTTCAATCGTCACGTTGTTCAGCCACATCAAAGACAGGCACAAAGGCAACCGATCAAGCTTTGCACGTTGTGTTGGGGTGTCGCCTCAACTTGTCGCTGGCTGGCTTAAGTCTAAAAAACCTTACTTTGTGGTCGATGGAAAAGTTGTTCAGTTAGTTGTCGATTTTAACGACATGAGATTAAATAAAATATAGTGAGCTTATTTATGATTAAGAAACTCAACCTATGCAGCACTGATGAAATAAAAACAGCTATTAAAATTGGGCACAATGTATATTATAATCATGTTCACAGCGAAGTTGTTCGGCAAAAAAGCGGCACTTTTAATGTCACGACGCTCAATAAGAACGGCGAAAGCTACACTCAATTACAGCTATCTGCTGTCATTCTAAAAGATGGCTTTGCGGGTTTTTTTATCATTAAAGAGGATTAAAATGAAGGCTCACACATTACGCGAGCATATAAAAAAGCATCACGACGCAAATAGTGCTCAGTATGCCCGGTCACTTGGCGCAAGCCGCCAACAGATTCAGAAATGGTTGACTAATCAGTATATTGTTATCACTGACAATGACGGGCTTAATCCTGAGCTGTATAGTCCGCGAAGAATTCTTTGATCTTGTGGCTTGGCATTATCTCAAACTTGATATATTCCGAGCCTTTTTTTACAATCTTTTTTTCTATAAATGCTTGATAAGCTTGATTATCATTGAATTTGTACTTCTTCTGCAATACATCCAAAAATGGCTTAATGGGATTATCTAGATCTCCTCCCTTGCTGCTCATCCCCCACTCTAAAAAAACAAAAAAATCGCCTTCAGGCACATATAAATTTCTAGGCAACATATACAACACCGCCTTCTCAAAGTTTTTATACTTATCCGTTTTAAACCTGCGACCCTTCCATGCGTCATTAACGCTCAGTGGCTTGATTTTAATTATTGGCATATGATTATATTACATTGAGCCAAAAGCTCCTCCTGTGTACCGTATAGCCGCTCAAATCCATTCTTATCGCTGTGCAGTGTCAGCCACCGCTTAGGCTTGTTATTATCGATCTGCTGATGATGCGGATAACATAGAGGTAATACATTCATGTGGGCGCCTAGCTTTGTCCTGCCATCAATGTGATGAATTGACACATAATGATTCTCAATGCCTTGGTTGTGACAAACAATGCAGCCAATAGCTGATATCTTGTCCTGAAAGTTTTTTTCGGCCTTTGTGCGTGTTTTACCCTTCATCGTCTTATCCTCTACTTTGTTATTTATCACTATCTAGCAATACTCGTGCCCTCTCAAGCAGAGCTTCGCGAACATTATCTTGAGTTTGGGTTAATGCTGCTTCAATTATGTGAGCCGCTTTAGCTTTTCTCCATGCAATGTGTGCTTCTATTTCTGTTTTAAAATATCCTAAATATTTTGTTTTTCCAAAAATAGAAATTTGTGATTTAAACATATTATTATTATTGGACAAGACAGCACCAATTAAATACTTTCCTCGTAATGCTAGCGCGTCATTCAATAAAGAATTTATATGAGGATACACAAAGCAGCAAGTATTTACTGAGTAAACTTTATTTCCTTCTATTAAAATGTCTTTATCTAATTGTTTGCCCTTCCACTCTTGAGATTTTGCCCATTTACTAAAATTTGAAAAAGTTAACCATTCTTTTGATACAGTGCATCCCAAGTATGATGAATTGATTAATTGATATTTGAAGCAGTAGCACCTAATTAACATGTTCTTCCAAGTTTGATAGATATGACAAATATGCCGTTTTCCATTAATTATTGGTTGAACAACGTAATCCGCATCATTTATACCTACACCACATACTAATCTCATGCTATCAATGCCTGTTTTATTGGTTTAATTAAGTTCTTGTTTGGAAACTCAGGAAGAGTCACGCCGTGCTCACTAAAGAATCGATACAGTTGACTTATTACTCGGTCAACCTCTCTCACTGATTGATGCTGAGTCGATGTTTTTTCGATCATCGACATAAGCGTTGGCTTGTAA